CACTTCATTTAAAGTTAGTAGTTGTGAAATATGATAAGAACTATTATCTGTCATGTAAATAATAAATTGGTTTTCAATTTCTTCTATCTCATTAATTACCTTTATAGTCTTACTATCTCGTGGTATTACATAATCACCTACCTTAAACATTTTTAAGTTGTTTTAGTTTAATACCTAATAGGTCTAAAGTATTCTTATCCTTAACAGTTTTTTTAGCTTTTTTCTTAATCTCGTTGATTAAACCTTCAATATATTTAATCTCAGGATTAATTTCCTCAACAACCTTAACGGTCTTATCCATTTTAACCCCGTTTATCTTGTTTTTAAGGTACACAGATAATAATTCTATGAGTTTATATGAGAAGTAGAATCCAAGACAAATAAGACCTGTTTCTACTAGTTTTTCTGTTCCTACAAAATGAACACCTACTAACATAAAGATTAAAATAATAACCATTTTAATCATACTCCATAAATTATTAATTATTTTTACCATTTTTATTGTGTTTTAGATTTTTGAATTGCGTACTCAGCTAAACTAATTTTTTGAACATTACCAATTACCATTGAAGACCTTAGTAAATCGTATGGTATGTGAAGAAGGAAATCATTACCATTTGATGTGGTTAAATCCTCTTTAAGTTCCAAACAAGAATGAACCATTTTAAGATAGATTTTAAACTGTGTCTTATCTTCAAAAACCTTTTCCTGTAAGATTCCAAACTTTGGGTGTTCTATTTTAATTGTCTTCATCATATACCTTTAGTCTTCATTAAAATTAATACCATATTTTTCATTCATAGTTTTTCTAAAGTCTTCATTAATTTTTTTCAAACCTTCATTGATAGTATTTACACATAAATCACTATATGATTCTACTATATTCATGATAGAGACTTGCTCTATAGGTAAACATTTACTATCCTCAGTAAAAATTACAGTGTTGTCATCAAATGACTCAATAGATTCAATAATGTGTGTTGAACCGTTTTTAATATCCTTTATTTTATCTCCTTTTTTCATATTACAAATATACATTAAATTTTTGAATTGACCTACTAACTAACCCACTTTATTGTTTAAAACAATAAACTTTTTAGAACGACTAAAATAATCACAACACCTAAAATCCAACCTCCAATTCTACCTGAAGCCGCGAAGATATTTCCAATACCTTTTAGTAGTTGTGAACCAAACGTTAAAACGAAACCGATAATGACTAATGTGATAATTCCTTCCATAATTTTATTTTTTTATTTATACAAATATAGTGAATAGTATTCACTTACACAAATTATTGAGCATAAAAAAACCTCAGTCGGTTAAAACTGAGGTTAAGGAAGATATATAATAGAGTATAGAACGCTGAGATTACACGTTTATGGTGACTTGTCTTTAGTGAGATTACCCTATATCGGTTGCTCATGTATCCACTCTCGTTGCCGAAAGTATCAAGTCAGTGTCGGTTATTTGAGTGAACCACTCTTTTCGTTAACAACTACTCAACTACTACTTTACTCTGTCAAACCTTGCGAGTTCACTAAGGGACGGCCATCCCACCAGGTATTTGATAATTGACATCAGGAGACTTGCGGTCTACCGATGACTTCGTTAGTCTATTGACTCGAAGTGTTAGACACCTTTCGTTGTCAACGCCCGAAGAACTTTTGCTCTCTTTTAGTTTTAGTAAAAGTAACGATGGAAATGAGAAAGATGTGCTTCGGGAGAAGTTTCGTTTCTTTTGAAAACAAAATGCTTCACACCTCTCTGTAAGTCTGTCAACTTACGGTACTTCAGGAATACGTTAACTTATCGTATCGGAATTCCTTTGTACTGGTACTCAGCCCTACAACACCTGACAGGGTGTGTCGAACCGTCACCTGTAGCTTTTCCTATTGATATCACTATCTCAACTCTGATATTCCACGGACTCAGAGTGGTCTCGTCCCTTTAGCAGTTGCCCTTAGGGTCTTGACCGTAGCCACTTTGTTTAGTTGTCAGAGTAAACTCTGCGAATATTCACGATGTACTATTCTCGTTTCAATCCCTTTAGTCCCATTGCTGGGGTTATCTAACGACGCTAAACCGCCGTCAAATGTCATACTTAACCGTTTAAGAAAAAGGGGTTAATCTTTTGTATTCCTTTCACAAACTGTGATGGTTAAGGTGACACTTACTAATATTTTCAAAGAACGTCTTCAGTACTCTTACTGAATTGTTTTACAAAACTACAACAAATTTTTTAATCTGTCAAACTTTTTTTTAAAAACTTTCTGATTTTCTGTTGGGTAAGATATAAATACTCCAATAAATCTCAAAAGTTATACAAATATACAAAAAATTTACTCTCAGACAAGCCCTTTAAGGGTTTTTTTGTGTTTTGTATTAAAATTATTGGATATTTACCCTATAATTACTCCATTAGAATCAAAATACTTATCTAAAGTACCTAATCTATCATCCGCATCTACTAACATTACTAACGCCTCTTCAGCGTTTTTATAGAAGTCCCCTGTTGAGTGGTCTCCGATTCCTACTGCTTTACCACCAAGTAGTTCAAGTGATAATAATGCCTTTGCTTTATCTGCCTGTGCAGATGTTCTTAACATGTTTACTAATTTGTTCATTTTAAAATTATTTTTATAAGTTTATTAAATTGTTTTGTCATTGGTTCGGGTAATTCATCTTTACCAAAATACCCACATTCCGTGTGTTCGTCCCCATCATAAGCATTTTCTAAATCAGGAAACATCTCTTCTTCAACATCCATAAGGTAGGTATAAAACATACCTTTAACTTTACTTCCGTCTCTGTTATACCTTTTTATTACCGCAGCAAACTCTATGTCTCCTAACACAGGTAAATCAGTCTCTTCTATAAACTCTCTAATCGCGGCATCTTTAGTTGGTTCGTCTTCTTCCACACTACCTGCGGGACATGACCAAAAACCTGGTAGAGTTGTTTGTGAGTTTCTCTTACAAAGTAAGACTTTATTATCACATCTTACGATTATTCCTGCATATTTTTTCATTATTAGTTTTATTGGATATTTATTAGTATGAAAGTAATCATAGAAAATAATATTTTAAAAGTCAAAGTTTCTTCCACTAAAAAATCCATAACTGATGGGATGATGGGAAAAAGATTTGATGAATCCTTTGATGGTATGTTATTTTTCATGCCTGAACGTACTGAACAAAGTTTTTGGATGTATAATTGTATAATACCATTAGACATTATTTTCATAGATGGAACAACAATAACTAAAATTCATTCTAACTGTCAACCGTGTAATAATAAAGAAAATTGTGAATCATATCAAGGTTTTGGTGATACAGTTTTAGAGGTTGAAGGTGGATTCTGTGAAAATCATGGTATAAAAAAAGGAGACAATGTCTCCTTCTCTTTGATTTAATATAATTTAGTGTTTCTTGAATTCTGTTGATGTTTCAATACCAACAATTCCGTCAATCAAGTTTAAACCATTATCTTTTTGAAACTTCTTAACCGCTCTCATCGTATCAGGTCCATAGATTCCATCAATTCCAGCGTCCCCTAAATCATAACCTTCTTTATCTAAAATTGTTTGAATTTCTTCAACTCCTTTACCTTGTGAACCCATTGATATTAATTCAGAGTTATCACCGTTATCAACAATATCCGTAATACTTAAATCTTCACGTGCAATTTTTCCCTCAACTTTATCAACAACTTGTCCTGGTTCGATAACAATTAACTCACCCCCATCAAGACTATCTTTTAAAAATGGCCATGGGTCAATAGTACCTCTTTTATAACCACCTCTTTTCTCATACATTGAAAAGTGTAAATGTGGATGAGTTCCTTTTGCATTACCTGTATCACCAACTGTACCTATGAATGTACCTTTTTTAATATCATCACCTTTACCTATATTGTCCGATACTTGGTCTAAGTGTGCGTAATAATAAACTATACCATTTAATAGTACACTAACTGTCTTACCACCACTAGTTCTATCTTTTCTTCTAACTTTAATCACTTCCCCATCAGTAGCGGAAATAATTGGTGTGCCTTTAGGTGCAAATATATCAATCCCTAAATGTCCTCCTCTGTGTTGATGTTTAGCATCTCCTGAACCATAATCACTATTATGAATAGCTTCGTCTTTATCTAATACTTTTTTCTTACCTCTACCTAAACCTGAGGAATCATACCCAACATTAAAATCTTCATTACCAATTGGAAAGATAAACCCTATATTTTCATTTATAACTGACTCATTTAAATTTTTAGAGTCATTGATTTTTTCTTTAAGTTTTTTTACAAACTCATTCTGAATCATCTTAGTGAACTTAACATAAGGTGAGTCACCTTTATCTTTATTGTATTTATATTTACCTTCAGGTTTTCTCTTACCTCTACCGAAATAATTAAGTGCGGATATATTAGTAATACATTTGTGTCCACCTGAGTTAGCTTGAATCATTTCCCATGCTGGTACACCTAATTTGTCCAATATCGCCCACTCATCTTCAGTCAACTTAGTTGATGGTTTGTCCATTATATCTTTTAATTTTTCCATATAGTTATCACCCCCATCCATTGAACGAACCTTATCACCATAAAAAGCTTCTAAATCCGCATTAGTGAAACCAACTGACTCATCTCCAAATTGTTTATTACCTTCTGATATCCATTTGATAGTAGATAAAGGAATTATCTTATCTCTTAATTGACTCTCCCATTTACTTAATACTTCTTGAGCTATATCACCTAAGTTAACACCTTTTAATTCTCTCTCACCTTTAAATGGGTTACATGATGCTTGTACTAATCCCATAGGCCAAGCAATAACTAAGAAATCCGCATCAGGATTATTTTTAAATGGGGTATAACGGTCATAAGAACCTGGTTTAAACATTGAACCACCTCCGTATTGTACTATAATTCCGTCATCAACATAAACTTTATCACTATCTTTTTGTTTCTGTACATAATCTTTTTGATTTAACGCCATCTCTTCAGGTAACGCGTACCCCTTTTCAGCGGCTAATCTATTAATGTTTTGAAATATGTTTAATAGTGATGGTTGAGATGTCATTACTAAATCTTCCATAAAACCTGGTTTATTTTTATAAGCTAACATAAGTTTGTTAGTTGCTAAACCTAAAGCCATTTTATTTTTCTGTAATGACTTATCTTTTTGTAATTTAAATACAAAATTCATTATATCTTGTGGTTCTAACCCATACTTAGCAAAATCTGCAGAATCGACTGTAGATATTAGTCTAATATCATCGGAAGTAAAGATATCACTTGGTGACATTATTTGAGATAAGGTCTCAACATTTGAACGTGATGACCTGAATGATGTTGATGTATCACCTTCCACACCTGTTTGACTATCATGATGGTCTGTATGTACAACAAACATCGGCTTTCCATGTGCGAAATCAACTAAAACCGGCATAGTATCACCTTTAGCATCTTGTTTCTTTACCGCAAATTCCTTATCACCGTATTGTATTATTTCAGAATCAACAACTTTGATTCCATTATTCTCTAAATAATTTTTCATAGCTAAGGCAGTCGTAACACCGTCTAAATCTTGATGAAAATATATTTTAGCTTTCTGATATCTCTTAGATAAATCTTTGATATTTCTTAATCCTGATTCTTTAATTAATTTTTTCATGATATAAACATATTTTTTTCTTTTGTTCTTCTATTTTTAAGACCGTCATTCGAGGACTTATATGATAAAATACTTTCTGCCGCTTTTTTATTTTGACCAGATTTAACATATTGTATGAATCTTGACATTCTAACTGAATCACATCCAGTATTAAAAACTAATGATATTAACGAATCAAATTGTCCTTGAGTTAACATATACGTTTTTAATCCTTTATCTTTCCATTCCCCTAAAAATCTTCTAACACAGTCGGCAGCCTCCGAAGCATCTTTATAAAGTAACTCTAACGCAGTTTTTTTATCTATCACTAAACCACGTTTTACATCACTACCAGTGTGTCCATAACCGATAGTTAAAACTCCACTTGTGTCTTTATAAGCTTTTAATACTGGCTCCTTTATGTTACCAATTGGTTTTTTGGGGTCACCTTCTTCAAATTTAATATGGTCCCAAAAGTTTTGACTGGCCTTCATTTTAGTACCATCTTTTTTATCAACTTCATTCTCAATTAAATACATTTTACGTATTTGAGATTCTTCTGACTCATTTATAAATAACTTTGACATAAAAACTTTTATTAATAAATATCTATAATAACAAAAAACCCCTCACTTTGTGGGGGTTTCACTCATTAATGATATTGAACATGCGATGATATTATCGAACCACACTTTTTTAGGTCCATTCAAATTTTCTTTTTTAAATGTTTTTACATGACCATCAGTTGTCGATATAGTTATAGAATCCCTTTTCTGAACTTTAATTTCTCTTATGTTCATCTAAAACTAACTTCAACTGTTTTTGTTCAGTTTGGTACTCTTTTAGTCTTTCTCTAGCAACTTCACAGTAATTTTTACTGATATCCATACCAATCCAAGGTCTACCTAACATTTCCGCAGCTAAACAAGTTGTTCCACTTCCGTTGAATGGGTCCATAACCACGTCTTCTTTATATGAAAGAATTTTAATTGCCCTATATGGTATATCTAATGAAAATGTCGCCTTTGTTTTTTGTCTAGTATCCGCAAAGTAATTCCACTGACCAAAGACTAATGACATAAAATCTTTTTTGTCTTTATCTTCGTAGACTAATTTTTTTCTAAACTCACCTTCAATCTTATCATTAGGAACCATTTGAAATTCACCTTTCCATTGAGGTGTTCCCTTAATATCTTTCTTATGTTTTTTCTTATAAGCAAGAATCACACACTCCTTAGGATTATAGATATATGGTGAAGATGGGCTCATCCAACTACCCCAAGCAGTTGTTTTTGAACGATGTGGGGAATCTTCTTCTAAATCCACAATACCAAAGAAACCAAACCCAATCTCTTTCATTATCATCCAAAATTCAGCAGAAAAATATATTCTACCACCTTTTTTTTGTCTATTAATCTCGTAAGGAATGTTTAGTGCGATACGACCATCGTCTTTAAGGACTCGATAAGTCTCTCTTAACCATTCTCTAGTAAATTTCCAATACTCGGCAATTTCTTTATCATCATCCCAACTATCATAATCAATACCAACACCATAAGGTGGACTAGTAACAACTAAGTCTACTGTTTTTTCGGACATATCCGACATAAGTTTACGGCCATCACCGCAATAAATTTTATTTTTCTCCATTTTGTTCGATTGTTTTTATTCTTCTATCTAAATAAAATAATGCTTTTTTTAAGTCTTGTAAAGGTGGATTATCATCTTTCTTTCCACTTCTAACTATGTACTTTAATACGTTGAATAGATACGCATCTCCATCTAACCCTGTTGCTTCCGCTATTTTTATAACCTCATATGGGTTATCTTCACCACCATAATGGTCAGGGTGTAATACTAATTCTTTACTCATTACCTTTAGATTTTAAAACATAATAGTCATCAGCGTGTTCACTAACCTCTATTAAATCTCTATTAATTAATTCTTTTAAAATTATTCTCGTTTTTTCTGTCGACTCACATAAAATGTAATCTGATATGTAATTAATATGAATAGGTACCCTAAGTTTACCTGTTAACATATTCATACGTTCTGTTGGTATTTCAAATTTTTCACTCATAATAATATAATTTAATTGTTAATTTTCCATTTATTGTAAGGTATCATACTATACGGATGTCTTTGGAAAAAACTTTCATGAATAAAAGTATACTCATTTTCTTGTTTCTTATCAAGATACGCACCCCAAAATGATAACGTTGAGTTTGATAATATATGTTTGTCACACATACTCATCATATGAACCGCAATATACGGGTCTTCATCAATATAAACAAACTTTTCCTTAGGGAACCCTAATTTGTTTACAAAATTTTTGGCTGATTCTAAATTATCTGAAAATACAAGTACTTTATGTCCCTCACTCTCATTATTTAAAATTTTACTAACCCACTCTTCAGGTATTAATTTTATATCAAAAAAATTATCTTGTCTACCTCCACCCATCCTTAGATGTAAGGAGATACTATTTTTAAATAAACCCCCATAATTATATTCGATATAATTTGATATGTTTTCATCGGGCTCAAATATTTCTAAGATGTAATCCCTCTCGTGATGCCAATACAATTTATTAAAAAAGTAACCCTGAAATAGATAAGGTGGTTTTACTTTTTGTTTTAAATCGTAGTACACTCCACCTTCACCAGTATCAATATCCCACCCTAAACTTTGGTCAAACCACCATTCAAAGGCGTTAGGTCTACTATCGAACCACGGTAACTTAGGGTAAACGTCACCAAATGATATATGTGGGTCTTTTAATATGTGTCCACCCCACGGGTCAAAATGTATATTTCTACCATTTCGATTAAGATGTTTATTAAATTTAGAACTCTCTGATTGATGTGTAGTCCAATAACCAACGATTGGGTCATAACCCATTTCTTTGGCGTAGACCATTAATGTTGCTGTTTGAAACATCATATTACCCAAACCACCTGCTAAAAGAACTGATATGGTTTTATCTGTAATATTAACATCTATTGGGTTTTGAAGTTTCATTAGTTTTGAGGTTTTTTTATTAGGACCCATTTATGTTCGGAATTTAGTTCCACACTTAAAACAAATTCTTGATTCCACATTTCAGGTTCTATTAATGATAAGAAATATTTTCCATTATCTCCATAATAAAGATGATAAATATGTCCTATTATCGGCTCAAAAGAAAATTTAGATTCATATACTATTTGATTTAATTTAACTTCATCAACTAAATTATTATACTCATCCACTAATTCTTGGTATTTTTTATTGAACTTTTTCTGTATCTTTTGTACATTCCTTTGTTTATAAGATGAAATATCTTCTATCTTAATAACAGGTGCAGACACACTACTTCCATAAGGTAATATATTTGCGTTATATTTTTGAGTCTGTTCATCCCATACAATATGGTCAGGTTTTTTAAGTTTAATGTTACTCATCTTAGGACTTTAATTCTTGAATTTTAATTGTTTGAAAAATATAGTTCATAACTTTTCTTTTAGCTATAGATAAAATAGAACCTTCTAATGGAAACTTTTCTTCATACCTAACCCTAAAAATTGGATAATCATTTTCAATATTATTTAATATTTCATCATCACTTAAACGATTAATTGGTAATATATAATTATTTTTAATCAAATTAGTTATAGTTTTTTTATCGGTTACATCTATTACATCACCTTTATAAATTAAATCTACTTTACATTTATTTTCATTAGTTGTTTTAGTATACGTATTAATTTTGTATTGGTATACGTATAATAATTCATCATATATTATGTAAAAAAATCCTACACCAGCTTTAGTATATGTGTTATCCTCACCGGTATCATTAGTTTTAAGTTGATTATGTACAATTCGTATTGAAACATTATCATATAGTAATGTCCATATAGATTTACCTATTAGGAATAAATCCGTTAATCTACTCTGAGAAAACTTTATAATCTTTGATATTTCTTCTTTAGTTTCTTTACTATGTCTTAGATTATTATACACCAAATCATCTAATAATATTTCATCATCAATATCATCTGGTTCCCTATTAAGTGTAATATATCTAGAACGGTCCTTAATTGAACCAACGTTAGCTAAATGTAATGACAGTTCTTGGAAGGATGGGTATAATTTAAATTCATCAAAGTCCTTATCAACTTTATTGATATAATCTAATAGAACATATTGCTTATGCTCTAAATCTATAGGTTCTTGTAAAATCCAATTTGTATCTAATCTCATATTCTCTTTAGTCTTCCTTTTTCCCATACATTGTAGTTGGGTCCAATCTTATACCTAAAATAAGGCGAAGTATTGGCTCTGTAAAGACTAACGAGTCCAGCATCTTTCATTGAACTGAACATTGTTGAGAGATATCCTGAAAATACTACTTCTTCAGGGTCTTTTTCTAAGACATTAATTAAGAAATCTCTCTTACTGGCTGGTTCCCCTTCATTTGTTTTTTGAGTTATATAATTTAAAAATTTAATGTAAGCATTATCAGGATTTCTACTTTCAAAACGGTAATTTGAATGTGAGTTTACAGGGTTCCAAAACTTAAAACCTTCTTGATTACCCACACTTAACTCTTCATGTAATTCTTCAATAAAGAAATTAAATATATCTCTAATAACTTTATAATTAGTATGTATAGTATTTTGACTTAATAAATGTGCTAAATCATATGGGTCCGATTTAGACTCAAGATATTCTACCATTTCATATAAAGGTCTCCTATCATAAACATAATTTGGAGTTCTATTTCTTAATTCCCTAAATTCTATTTCCTCATTGTTATCACTTACTTTAATCATAATACGTTTTTCACCATACCAACCAACTACAAGTGGTCTCGTACCTTTATCATCACCAATTATATTAACTAACTTATCGTATAAAACATATTTTCTAATTTTACTAAAATTAAACGTATTTTCTCTAATAAGTTTAATTAACATAATCTCTAAAGTTTTAGATTTATCAACTTTATGATTTTCTTCAATATCTTTTTCAATCGAATTGAAAGCTGAATTCGTTTTTAAAAAACCTAATAGATTAGAATTAAAATTATCTTTAGCGTCAAAAAGTGAGTACCTATCCTCACCTACATTATAATGAATGGCGATTTTATAATAATCATTATCTTTATTTAAATTTTTAAATATAAAATAATACAAAGGACCTCTATCATTATAGGCTCTAAATGCGTTACCACCAGATGTGGCTGACGTACACCATTTAGTACCCCGACCATAATAACATGATGATTTTTGAGTAAGTGGTTTAACTATTAAAACTTCAGAGTCCTCATATATCTTTGAGGTACCCGATTCTACTTTAGTTTTTTCTTCACTTTTTGTGTCACCGTAAACCTCTAACGTATCGATAAGGTCCTGAATGTTTTTATATTGATTAATATCTTTGTATTGTAAGTTTTTCCTTACTCTATCAAATTTTTCAATCCATTTAATTACATTATCTAAAGAAATAATTGTATTACCGAAGTCATCAAAATTTCTTTTAAGTACCCAATTTACATATTTATAATTTGTTTTCTTATTAAATTCATGGTCCAAGAACTCCTCGATTGTTTTGCGTAACTCAGGGTTCTCATCAAAACGATTGAGTATTTCTTCTCTTCTACCTTCTATTAAATTTAATAACTTCATTATTCTGTTCTAAAAACGTGATACCAAGTATCACCTATCATTACTTCATTATCTAGTCCATCGTAACTACTAAGAGAATTACCCACACCATCACTATCAATTGCTGACTCAAATAATGCGTCTTGGTCGACATAGTCGGATATATCTAAACCATAATCGGTCATACTAGCTACCATATCATACATGGCATCATCAACTCTACTATTTACCATATCTTCAATTTGTTCCTCTGTCGGTTCACCTTCAGGGTCAGATTCAATATATGTTATTTCATCATCTATTTCATTCCATCTATCTTCAGCTAATTCTACCTCATCTTCATTATATATGTCATCTACATTTCTAGTTATCTCATCTAACTCTTCTTGTTCTTCTTTTAATTTGGCAATTTGAGATTCTTGTTCATCTGAAAGTGGTAAATCATCATCAAAGTAAACCTCATAATTATTATTTACATCTTCCTCAAACATATCATAAAACCAATCCCTGACTTCACTTTCATCAATATGACTTTCAACAAACGAGTTACTCCATCCGTCAGCTCCTTGGTCATCCCATAGTCCTTCCATATATTCTTTAGCCGCTTGCCATACTTCATCCCACGTACCAACAGCAAAGGTTATTCCAGTATCATCATCACCTACCCATTCAAATGTTGGTAAATCATAATGACTATACTGTGACGGGATTAAATCATATATAGACTCACCTTCTTCTTCATCAACAGATACTCCGTATTCATCAACCATAACTTCAAATACCGCATTAGCATACACACCTTCTTGGTCAGGTTCGTTTTCTAAATTCCATGAGTCATCTAATTTTCTTTCATCCGCATCAGCCCTTAACTGAGCAATTCTACGCCTTTCGGCAACTTTTCTTAATCTTTCTCTTTCGACTTTAGCCGCCTCTTTATCTTTAAAGATTTTAATCTCTCTTTGGTAGTTAGTATTAATGTATTTATCAATCGCGTTTTGAATTTCATCATATTCTGGAGTACCTAATATCCACCCATCTTTAAAAGACTTATCAGGTGCATCATAGAATGTTTTATCTCCATCATATTTTTGTAATAAAGCCACTTTATAATATTTGTCATTACTTTTAGCCTTTTTATCTAAGATATAAAAAAGTTTACCATCCACATTGTAATTATCGAAATGTGTAGAACCATTCATAGACGCAGTACACCATTTAGTACCTGCACCATAATAACAACTCGCCTTATGTGTTTGAGGGGTTACAACCGTAAATCGGTCATCTTCATAAACAACATCAGCACCATCGACAGATTTAACTGTACGTCTAACTTTGTTCTCATGGTTATTAATGGCGGTTATTATCTCATCTAAAGTTTTAAATTGATTAATGTCTTTTTGTTGTAGAGCTTGTTGGTACTTGATGAATTTCTCAACTACTTTTTCAGCCTTACTTAAACTCTCATCAAAATTTTCTGTAGGTATAACTTTACCTAAAAATGTAAGGAATTTTTGATTAGGGGCTAATTGTCTAGATAAGGTAAAAACTTTTTTAAGTTGTTCGTCAGAAAACTTGTCTCTAAACATTCTTAAAAAATCATCCTTCCTACTTTCTAATAAAACTTGACTAAGATTCATAATATTGTACTTTTATCATAAATATAAATAAAAACCGATTATTACATTAATTCATGGTTACTTATATTTATTATTATAAACTTTACTAAAAAAATATCAACTATGGGATGCGGATGTAAAAACAAAAACAAAAACCAAACAAAACAAAGTTCACAAACTGTTAAAAGTACAAACACTCAAACTGTTAAAGAAGCCATCAAAAAGACGGTTGAAAAGTATTACGATAAGAAGTAATTAAATAAAATAAGAGATTGGGGTAAATAGGTGAGGTAAAACTCACCTTTTTTTATATTTATATGTAAATAACTTGTTATGAAAGAAAAGATTATCGATATACTATCGGCAGGTTCAGGTGAGGTTGAGGACTTTATCAACCGTTATCTCAATGGAGATAAGGATAGTTTTTTTGATTTAATAGAAAGGTTCGGATTACTTCAAAACTCCGAGACATACGAAAGTGTTATCGAAATGTTTCCAATGACTTATCTAAGAAGGAGTTATATTGATGACCGTAAGAAAACTATCGATAACATCGTTTCCACCTATAGTGATATAACTAAAAAAGGTGATAAATATTTTTTAACTCTTGGTGAAAGGTCAGACTTAAGTACTTTTTTTAAATCAGATGACGGTAATCGTGAAATGTCATCATCGGAAATGGTTGAAAATATTTTAGGTGAAGATGATTGGTTCGAACCATTTCAAGATGTTACTCAAAATTTATATACCGATGTTATTGAGGAGTTAAATGAAAAAAATAAATTCTTACTCGCCAAATCAATATCTGAAGAATTAATAGGAACTCAAATTTCACCCGAAACTGAGTTATTAGAAAATATTGCCGAAGACCAAGGTCACCCTAATTATGTTGAAGTTAAAGACCCTATGCTAGTAATGGATATTTTAGAAGAGGATGAGGACTCCACTAAAGTTTTATTAGATGAAGCTTCTGAAGTTTCAAGTAATTTATATTCACTTCACCATAACTCATATAATACAGCATATACCGATGAAAAGTATAATGAAATAATGAGTGAAGTTAGAAGTTTATTGGAAATAGATAATAGTGGTGATTGGGAATCTAAGACCATAAAGAATAGTAAAGGTGAAGAGAAAACTATATATAACTACATCATTGAAGTTACCAAATTCATACCTTTTTTATTTAGTTCAATTTTTAATGATGACTATCAATTAGATGATTATAGAAATGCATTTGACTATTATGGTGACTTTGAAGACCTCACTAAAGAAATGATTACTGAGGAAGTAATTGAAGGAGCATCAATGAGTAGAAGTTATTATGATTATGCCGACCATACTTTAGTTCAAAAGTATTTAAATGATATGATTATTGATTACGTTTAAACTTTTCCTCTAATTCAGTTAGTTCACCATCTTTATCATTTAAGATTAATTCTTGTTCCTTAATCGCCTCAAATAATACTGAGATTAATTGTTCATAACTAACTTTATAACCTCTTTCTTCTGAACCACCAATTAATTCAGGTAATACTTCTTTTACCTCTTGAGCAATAACTCCAATATCTTTTCTACCAGCATCCATTAAATTGATACCATCAAGACTTTCTTCTTTCCATATAAATTCAACACCACGTAGATTTAAAACTTTCTCTAGAGGTGTCTCAATCTTTCTAATATTCTCCTTTAATCTTTTATCTGAAAACCCACCTGCCGGTCCTTGGTCTCCTGCCGGTCCTTGAGTTCCTTGAATACCTTGTGGACCTTGACCTGAAGTTCGTCCTTTTAAACCTTTTTCTCCGGTTCTACCTTTAAGCCCTTTAAGTCCTTTTGGCCCTTTTTGTCCTGCTGGTCCTGTTGGTCCTCCAGAACCTGTAGGCCCTTTTGGTCCTTTTGGTCCTGTTGGTCCATCTTTACCATACCTACCTTTTGGGCCTTTAGGTCCTTTATATCCTTTAGGTCCTTTATATCCTTTAGGTCCTTTAGCACCTTTTGGTCCTTTAATACCTTTTGGACCTTTATCCGTACTTGCTGGACCTGTTGGTCCTGCATCACCTACGTCTCCGTGTCCCGCTGCAGAAAATCTTTGACCTTTAATACCTTTAACACCTTGTGGACCTCTAGGCCCTTTATAACCTTTTGGACCTTTAAATCCTTTTTCTCCTGTATTACCCTTTGCACCTTTAGGTCCTTTTGGTCCTTGACTACCTTTGAACCCTTTAGGTCCTTTTGGTCCTTGACTACCTACATTTCCTCTTGGTCCCTTTTCTGTACTTGCTGGTCCTTCTTTACCTGTAGGTCCTGTCGACCCTCCAGTTGCTTTGGGACCTGTTGGTCCTGTCAGTCCTTGAGGTCCTCGTGGTCCTTGTGGTCCTCGTGGTCCTTTGTCGTTACCAGCAGTTCCTACAGCTCCTTTAGCTCCTTGGAGTCCTTGGCCAGGTTGAAAACCTGTAGGTCCTTGTTGACCTTGTCCACCTCTCGGACCTTTAATACCTTTATTACCTTTAACAGAACTTGCAGGTCCTTGTGGTCCTGTATCGCCACCAGAGCCTTGAGTTGCTTTAGGTCCTTGTGGTCCTTGTGAACCCTGAGACCCTCTTGGACCCTTATTACCTTCTGGTCCCCTATCAGTAGATTGTGGTCCAGTTGGACCTTGTGGACCCGTTGCCGCTCTCGGCCCTTTGTAACCCTTAATACCTTTATCTGATGTTTGTGATTTAAGACCACCTTTTAAACCTTTATTACCTTTAACAGAACTTGCAGGTCCTTGTGGTCCTGTAGGACCTGTATCACCACCAGAACCTTGAGTTGCTTTAGGTCCTTGTGGACCTAAATCACCTTTAATACCTTTATTACCTTGTGGACCTCTATCTGTACTTGCAGGACCTTGTGGTCCTGTAGGACCATTAGGTCCTTGACCTGCTTTAGGTCCTTGTGGACCTTGTGAGCCTTGGCTTTGTCGTGGACCTATAGCTCCTTTTGGTCCCGCAGTATTACCTGCCGGTCCTTTGGGTCCTGTTGGACCTTGAATACCTGTACCTGACGCACTACCTTGGGGACCTCGGTTACCATCATTACCTTGTGGTCCTTTTGGTCCTATTGGACCTCTATCAGTACTTGCAGGTCCTTGTGGTCCTGTAGGACCTGTTGCCCCATTAGATGCTTTAGGTCCTTGTGACCCTTGTGTACCTCTCCCTATCTGTAAACCTTTTGGTCCTTTATAACCTTTTATACCTTTATCTGTTGAAGATGGTCCCTTATCACCTTGTGTATTATTCTTAGTTCCTTTTGGGCCTGTAGGACCTGTCGGTCCATTTGGTCCTTTAGTACCTTTATAACCTTTTTGACCTTTAATACCTTTATCAGTACTTGATGGACCTGTCGGTCCTTGTCCACCGGTAGTTCCCTTTGGTCCTGTCGGACCTTGAGGTCCTTGTCCACCTTGATTACCTCTAGGACCTTTTGGTCCTTGTGTTCCTTTATCAGTATTAGTTGGGCCTGTTGGTCCTTGTGGACCTTTAAGTCCTTTATCACTATTATTAGGTCCTGTCGGTCCGTTGGGTCCTGTTGGTCCCGTTATACTATTTCCAATGGTTCCTCTCGGTCCATCTGTACCTTTCGGCCCTTTGATACCTTTTAAACCTTTATTACCTTTATTTGTAGACGTACCTCTCGGACCTTTTTCAGCTGTCGGACCTGTTGGTCCTTGTGGTCCTCTCGCCCCTTTAGGTGAAGTACCTATTGTACCTTGTGGTCCTTGAAATCCTTTAGGTCCCTTATCACCTGTAGGACCTTGTAGTCCTTTATCTGTATTTGTAGGTCCAATATCTCCACCAACGGCAACATCACCTATAAGTCCCTTTTCATTATTTCCTTGAGGTCCCTGAGGTCCTTGTGGCCCTCTTAACCCTTTAGTACCATTTGGTCCCTTTAACCCTTTGTCAGAACTTGCAGGTCCAATTGGTCCTTGTGGTCCTGTGGGTCCTTGCGGACCTGAACTAGTTGATGATTGTGGTCCGATTAATCCTTTAATACCTTTGATACCAATTAATCCCTTTAACCCTTTCGTACCTTTATCAGTACTTGCCGGTCCTTGAGGTCCGTTATCTCCACCAGAACCTGTAGGTCCTTTTAGTGAATCACCCTGTAACCCTCTGTCTCCATCAAATCCTTTTGGTCCTGTCGGTCCTTGTGGACCTATTGGTCCTTTAACGGCTGCCGGTCCACCTGGACCTGTTGGACCTTGTGGTCCGATAAATCCTTTTTCACCTTGTGTACCTATTACACCTCTACCTTGTTTAGGTCCTTTAATACCCTTGATACCTTTAATACCTTTGATACCTTTATCTCCTTTATCTGTAGATTGTGGACCTCTTGGTCCTAAATCACCATCAGGTCCTTGTACACCCACAATACCATCAGGACCTTGCGGACCTTGTGGGCCTGTAAGTCCTTTTATACCTTTGTTACCAATAGGTCCTTTATCAGCATTAGGTCCTGTTGGTCCTTGTGGTCCATTATCCCCATCTGTAGACCTAACACCTTTATCTCCTTGTGGTCCTTGATTTCCAAGAATACCTTTTTGTCCCTTTACACCTTTTATACCTTTTGGCCCTTTTTGACCTTTATCTGATGATGTCGGTCCTTTTAAACCTGTTGGTCCTTGAGGTGAATCACCACCTATACTACCTTTTGGTCCTTGTTCAGGTTTTAGACCCTTAATCCCTTTAATTCCTTTAAGTCCTGTCGGACCTTTAGTTCCTTTATCTGAAGATTCTAATCCCTTTAAACCTGTTGGTCCTTTAAGACCTTTTGTTGAGTCTGACGGCTTTAACCCTTTTAACCCTTTAGGTCCAACAACACCTTTATCTCCTTGTGGTCCTCGGTTACCCTTATCTCCTTTGGCTGAAAGCTCACCTTTGATTCCTTTATCACCATCTAAACCTATACCACCTTTGATACCGAAGTCACCTTTATCTCCTGTAGGACCAACGATTCCCTGAGTACCTTTATTACCTTTTAACCCTTTGTTACCGTCAACACCTCGTAATCCTTTGAGACCTTTTTGTCCTTTAATACCGTCTAACTGCCCAACCCAATGACCACCAGAGTCA